GCCTGATCCAAAGCATCCCGTAAACTTTTGGCTTTAATCATTTCACCCGTATCAATTCGGTATAGTCCAGGGGATACGCGCAATGCGTTACCTTCTTCTGGACGAGTTGGAACGGCTGCAGAACTAGAAGCTGGAATGGCATTTTCTAATCCCGAAGATGATTGTCCTGCAGGAAACTGATTGGCCAGGGACATAAAAGTGTCGTACTGTGACTGGCTTATATTGTTTTCATCAAACAGTTTCTGTGTACTTGCCTTGATTACATCCGAAGTAATGCCTAGCTGATTAGCAAAATGAAGCACATTGTTTTTAGCAATCCCGTAATCATCACCCGCATTGCTTTGAGCTGCGCGAGAAAACAATAGGTTTATGTCCGATCCGCTTCTGCCGCTTAAGCCCATGCCAGTTACCATTGCACCAGTAAGAGCAACGGTATCATTGTAAGAAGGAGTCTCTTCAATGCGCTTATCAAACTCTTTCCAGCTTAAGGGTTTGCCATCCACGCCAAAGTCAAACTTGCTGCCATCAGCAAGAGTACCTAAATACTTATCGTCAAGAATACCTGCATCTTTCATGACAGCGCGAACTTGATCCCGTTCTACCTGCGCTTGTCCCTTGCCACTTCCAGTCCACGATCCAACAGCTCCAGCAAGACCACCAACGGCACCGCCAATTGCAGCCCCAATCCCGGTTCCAACAATAGGAACAAAGGATCCGATTCCAGCGCCCAAGCTGGCACCTGCCAAGGCTCCACCTAACGCTGCGTTTTTTGTTCGTCCCGCTCCCGCTGCAGTATCACCAATCATCTCGGCAGTTTTGTAACCGCCGTATGCTCCTGCGGCTATGTTTAATCCCGGTAAAACCTGTGATAAAGTTTCTGCTCCAGCATATGTTGCGCCTTGTCCTGCTGCTAACTGTGCTGCTCCACCATATGTATTAATAGCCCCGGTTGCGCCAACAAGTGCAGCTCCGGGCTTGTCGCCAGATTTATAGGCTTTGTATGCACCATATATTTGCAAAGCACCAAGGCCAAGTTGTCCAGCTGCACCCCAATCAACTGAACTAAGAAATTCAGGATCGTTTGCAGCTTCCACGGGCACTTCTTGCGGTCCTGCCGAGGTATCAATAACCGTAGTATCCCCGCTCAAATCAAGTGTACCAGCCTGTGAGCCATCAACTACGGTTGTTTGCGGCGGCAATGGGCGGGTAATGGTAAGTTTTCCGCTTTGAGAATATGGAATACCTTGCTCGTTAAAAGCTGTTTCTACCGTTTTCTTGGCAACTTCCTGTCCAGTAGTCAAATCCTTCCAAGCTTTTTTTGCCCAATCGTATACTAAAACCGTTGTAGCAAGACCTGCTACACTTCCTATCGTACCTACAATCGCTGCATTTTGCTGTTGCCCTGCTCGCTCCTTAGCTTGCTCTTCAGGGGTTTTAGGTGGCCCAAAATTCTGTTGCACAGCAGCATACGCATCTTGACTACGGACACCTTGCCCGATCAGTGTCATGTAATACTGCTGCGGCGTCATTCCAGATTGAGGAGGAGGTAAAGCCATTAGATCCAAGTCCCAAATACAGCGGTCCCACTACGCGCAAATAGTTCTGCCCTAGTGTGCCCGCCAGCGTAAATTATTTTACCTGGATTCTGCTTGCTAAAATCCTCATTGGCTTGCACCAAATACCTTGGCTGAATGTTATCCAGCCCATGTATTTCAGCAAACCGCTCTAGCATGCCCATCTCAAGTGTTTTCTCGTTAAAAAGGGATATGTCAGTATCCGCAATGAACGCCTTGTAGGAGCCATCATAGTAGTCCCAAGTAACGCCGCCATCTGAGGCGCTACCGCTTGTATGAGTAGGAGGAGTAGCTCCACTTATGCCGCCTGCTGTAGTTGTATAGTAATTGCCGTTATAGAAAGTGTATGCAGCTGCGGCGTATGACGTTGCAGTCACCCACGTTGCAGGACGAACTCCACGGTCGGCAATGTACTCAAAGATAATTATCTGCCCATTATTAGCTGCTGAAGGCGTTGGGCTAATAAGCAATTCACTATTGGTAACGCCCCTGATTTGAAACCGCTGATAAACTGTAGTGTTTAACCCGTAGCCACGAATTTCAGCGTATTCCTGTTCGCTCATTGGACCAAGAACGCGCCAGCGGGTTGAGCTATTCCAAAACGTTTCGTAATGGTAATAGCTAAACGCCGCTGGCAACTGATAGGTAGCTTGTCCCGCAACAAGTGTGAATGATCCGCTGGCATACAACTTGGGCCAGGGATACATATCCATCAACTCATCGTTGATCCGTTGTGCAATTGTACGCAACTGTTTCGTAGTCGTTTCGGTTGAAGTCATTATGGTTGACTCAACCGAGTACCCGGCTTCATTAGCGACATTTGTTACAACGGTTGAAAGCGTCATACTTTTCTAGGGCGTCCTCGTCGCTTAGGGGCTTCAGCTAGTTCATTGTCTAGTGATTCCTCAGCTTTGTCAGCCTCAAATTCTACAGGCTCAAAATGGCGCACTGGCGCTCTCTGAGGCCGCAGATCCGTTCCTTCCAGGCCCTCAATGCGCTGCAGCATAAGCTCCAGTTGGCACTCCAACCGTGCCGTCCGAGTTTGCTCACGATCTAACAACTGCTTAAGTTTAGTCACCTCAAACTGAGACGAATTGGCAGCAGCTAGCCAGTCATGCGCCATTTTTACAAACTTGGACAAAGGCCCTAGCTTACGCTTTACCTCATCGGATGCCTCTCCTAACTGCTCAACAGTGCGAAAGCCGATATGCTGCAGCTCGCGCATAGCCGAACCATTCATAAGCGGCCATTCAGATAGGGGAGTCCCGCTCTCAACAGGCGTGTTGCCTACCTGAAAACCTGCATAAAGCTCCGGATATTCCGCAACGTCCTGCGGCTCAATGCGCCTAACCGTCTCATCACCACCTGGCCACTGAATAGAAATACTGGGAATTTCATCAAAAATAGGACGGCCAGCTTGCGCGCTTTTCTCTCTATTCTCGTTATAAGCATTAAAAAATTTTACGTTTGCACCTGAGTACCGCTTTTTAGGAGCGCCCACACCCATGATGCTGTTCCAATCAATCGTAGCCATTTGTTTCCCTCATAAATGTCCCACCTCAAGTTTGGTGTCGGCATAACGCCAACTAACTGCCATGAGGGGGACCGTTTGCTAAATCATCACACCGACACCAAATTTAGGGCGTTGCCCATTTTGCCTTCAGATAGTCTTCTACCTTAATAACGTCGTCATCAGCCAACCGTGAATTATACAGGCACAATTCAGCTATGCCGCCAGGCCAAAAGTTATTAACAAACGTAGCACTTTGCGTACCAATGGCTAGTGTGGCAGTGGCCGTTGTTGCTACAGAATTTGTGCTTAAACGAATAACGCTAGCTTTGTTCAAACGTAAAAAACAGCTAGCGCCTACACCAGCAGAAACTAAGTGATAGGTGTTGTCAGTTAGCGCACCATAAGGACCCGCAAGTTGTGGACTTTGCCCGTTGTTAAACCCATTACCGACACCCAAAAACTCTTTAGTAAACCACGCATTAGCAGCGCCGCCTGTAGTGGAAAAACCTCGGCCAGAAGTCCCAAGAAATGCATGAGACCAAATGCCGCTGTAAGTCGCTGTTGTCCAATTCTTAGAAACAACTGCCAACATACTCCACGGACCAACAGAAATGGATCCCGCAGTCATGTAATCCGCAGTGCCATCAAACACTACGGTTGGCAAACTGTTTTGTGCGCTGGCTGTTAAAGTGGGCTTATTTGCTGCTGTGCTTTGCGAAAAATTGTTACCTGCAGTGCTTTGATCAGTCCACGCACTGACTTTGTTGCTACCATCGGCAGTAACTCCGACATCCGCTTTTAGCCACAAAAACAGACCGCTTACACTCTTTGGTGTAAAAACCGAAGCACCTCTTACGGTGCTGGTTAGAGCTGTTCCACCAACCCCAATCAACATATTTAGTACAATGCTACAAGGCTGGTTGCTGTAGTGGCTGCCATAACGCGAGCAACAAACACTGGAATCAACACACCCGCAGGGACTACTAGAGTTACAGCAGATGAATCATCCACACCTTTAAGTACCAGATTGCCAGCAACACCAACCCAGATAGCCCGTGCTCCTGTAAGGTCAGTGGAATCGCTTGGCGTGACTGCAGCAAGTCGCCTAGCACTAAACAAGGCGCTTGGATTGGAAGGGGTAAAATCTGGCATAGTATCCTCAAAAAGTTGGGGGGATTGCTCCCCCCATTGTTACGCGCCCTTAGTCATCTTATGAGCATAGTAGCTAGTACCATTGCTAAAACAGATGAAGAAGTTTGTATCGGCATCGTTATCCTTGATAACACCAAAAAAGCCCGACCCCGTTGTTGCAGCAGCTCCAAATGCAGTAACCATCTCTGCCTGTGTAGGCAGCGCATCAGTCACGTTATTAATAGCCTGCTTGGTGCGAACACCGGCAGCAGTAGCTACAACCTGTCCGGTTGGAGTAACTGTTCCAGTAAAAACGCCATCAGCTACTGCGCTTGCCAGTTCACCCGGCATGCCCAATCCCATCAGCGTAATAGTTCCTGCCATATAAAATCCTTATAAAAGGAGGGGCTGCTATACAAGCCAGCCCCTATAGCCTTAGTTTACCGTAAGAAAGCCAGTAGATTTAAGCTCAACAGTACTAGCGCCCGTAAGGGTTGTGAGCCCTACAACGTTTGCAATTTTGGTTGTTGAAGCATCATCAGCTACGCCAGCTGTAGCAGTAGTGTTAAGGTTTGCATCAGCTGCATACGATGCAGCGCACTTACCCTTAATACCCGTACCTACTCCACCGCCGCCCAAGCCGCCAACCCATACCCAAAGGTACTCGTTGTCAGCTGCAGCAACCTGCGCTGCGCCAACCTGAAGATTAGCAGACGTAGCGTTGGTAGTGGTAAGCTCCGCTGCCTGTCCATCGTCGGAAATTGCGACGAAAGCATACTGTGCAATTGCACCAGATGCCTGAACAAACAAAAACTCACCATTTATATCGCTACCGACATCGCCAACCTTTGCAGGAAGCGGAATGGTCGTACCATCCCAAACCTTCTTGTAATTAACACCAAATGATCCAGAACGTGCCATAATTCAATCCTCCAACAATTAAGCGTAAATAACAGCCTGAAGTGCGGGAGCAGAACAACACAGATTGCCCTCTACGAGTATCACCGTAAAGAAAGCATCCTGGTCAATCGGACGAGTCATCTCTGGAGCGAGGGGCTTGAAGTCAGCTCCACGAACCATGTCAAACGTCCAATACTTGGTGTTCATAAGGCGGCAAGAATTTGTCTCAAGCACTGTTGAGCCGAATCCACCGTCAAACACAAAGTCGCAACCGTCATAGGACAGAGAACGGAAACCAGCTACAGCCTTCTTTGCAGGAAGCTGAATACGCTGAATTGCCGTAAGGGAGCTGTGCAAGAACTTCCAAGCAGTACGATCCATGAGACCAAGATCCGGCATCTCATCGCCACGGGTAACCTGTGACAAAGTGTCGGTGATAGTCTCCTGTACGTTTGCTGCCGTAAGGGTCGTATTTACAGCAAGATTGCGTGCCCAAGTATTGGTAGAGCGATCAATCTGTCCATAAGTACCCGACGACGGCGAAGTAGAAACAGCCTTCTTGATACCATCAAACTCAAGTCCACCGCTGCCTGTGCCATCGCCACGAAGCGAGGTAGAAACGGTATTCTTAAGCCTGCTGATTGCTGCCTTCATCTTCATTTCTGCAAGGTCAAGCAGCTGTGCCTGGTCGCGGTTTGCACGGCGATCACGCCCTGCAATTGCTACTGGCTCATAGCACTGCTTAATTGCAAAACGAAATGCGGTAGCATCATCAATTGCATCAAGGTTAAATGACGAGAATCCTGAGTAGAAACCGCCTACAGCTGCATCATTGTACATGATGGGCTTACGAAGCTCATATCCACCAGAAAACTTACGAATTAGACCCTGATCATCAAGACTCTTGAGAAGCGGGTTGTGGTGAAGCACCTCATCCGCAATAGAATCCGACTGATCAAAGAGGGTTGCTACAATTGCCTCTTCCAAATTAGCCATTTGTTATCCTTAAAATTTATGGATAACCCGGCCAGTTTGGAGCTAATCGCCCGTCATCCTGCGCCGCAGGTTATCCCGTATATCTTTTGTTTGTACGCTGGGAGTTCCGCTTCCTGCAGAGCCAGATATGGAGCGCGAGGCTGCTTTAGCTTTTTGAGCTACGGCCTGCTTTTGATCAACTACCGACTTTGCAACCATCGCATTACTGAGGTTGGAAAAGGTCGCGTTTCCGGCAATTACATAATTATACGCGGTTTCCAGAACTTGTTCTGGCCCGCT